GTGGCCGACCCCGCCCCGGGGGGTACCTCCCCCACCCGTCACGTCCGTCGCGATCACCAATCTCCGTCTGGCACGTTTACCGAGACCTTTAACCGTGACAGTGAGTAGTCCGTTTTGTTACCTTTCATTGCATTGCAGACCCAGTGAGCCGCTTGAAGGTTATTCCAATCTTGCGCCGCAGCTTCCGGAGAAGCGTAGCCGAACTGTTTCCACTTGCTCACTGGCTTTATTTCATCGACTACGAAGGACAGTGGATGGCGAGCGTCAGACGGCTCGTCGTACCGTATCGGGCCAAGCCTGCCATGACATATGCCGCACTCACACTGCATCGCCCTGAGCCTTGCCCTGTGCTTGTTCCGGAGGCTTCCGTTACTCCTCCTGGGGTTATAACTTACCCCCCTCCGGTTCTTGCTTTCCCCCGCCATATTACTTGCCCCCCGGTCTATTTACATCCCCTCCCTCTACGCATAGCAAAAGAGGCCGGATTGCTCCGTCCCCTTTGCCTGTAAGTTATATGTTTAGGAAGGTAAGGAATTATGAGTGTTGCCGATTGCAACTTCCTACGCTGTTATTATAGATCCAAATATTCAGACATTCTATGACATCTTTCGCCCGGCTTCATCAAGCGCATCGTTGTATAGTCTCATCAGGTGTCTGAACGAGTAACCAATGTCAACAGCTATCTGTTCAAACGTCTTGTTCATGATGAAGTGGTCGTAAAGTATCTTTCTGTGTATAGAATTAAGGCTATTAATCAGATCATTGATTGCCTTTCTTCGCTCCCACACTTCCGCTCTCTTGGTTATTGCATCCATGTGCATATCCGCTATCTTTGATGCCAGATTGCCTGTTCTGTCGCTTATTTCAGACCCTCTCGGCATACCGTCCAGTTTGACAGAGAGCATATCCCTCTCTTCCTCTAAATCCTTCACCTCGTTATCAAGGCGTTCCAGTTCTCTGGTGGCTCTCAGAAATCCCCACAGGAACTTCTTAACCGCATATCTTGACACCTCTGTCCTTCTGACTGCCTCATACGCAGTCGGGTCAACATATCCCTCGCCATTGGTTCTTGCATCATTCTTGTTACCCTGAATCAATCCTCAAACCTCCTCTATTGTCAAATCGCTGTACTTGTATTCAAACATCTTCTTTTTCATCTTGTAGACTTCGGTCTTGTAACCTTTGGCATCAAACACCCTTGTCTTGCCTTTCTCCACGAACATGAAGTCGGCAATGTACACGATCGGTCTATACTTCTTACCATCTTTCTCAAACCCGGGTTGCAGTTCAAACTTCGGCTGAAGCACAAGGTCTTTGATAGCACCGCCCTTCTCAAGCATCTTCAGTTCTGCATAGACATCTGCCTCATGCTTGCTGTCAAACTCGATGCCGTCCAGTTCTGTCTTGATCGCATGGTACTTGTTCTTATGCCATTTCGGTTTATACACCATCAGTTACCCCTCCTTCATATTCATGTACTTATCGCACATGGCGGCTACCTGTATGGCTTCTGCGGCAACATTCATCGCCCTGTCTCTGACAGCCAATACGCACTCCAATGCTTCTTCATCCCAGTTTGTCCTCAATAGAATCCACATCCTTGTCAGATGACTTTCCATGTTCTGGTAGGCTTCTCCGGTCTCTTCCGCTTCCTCTTTGATGACTGCGTACCCCTCATGACTGCTGTGGAACTGTGGGAACTTTTCGTTCGCTCTCGCCAGTTCCTCAACCACTATCGGTTCCAGTGCCTCCTTGATTTTCTCCATGTTACTCTCGCTCATCTCTGGCCTCCTTTGCCATATCTTCTTGCTTCCCACGATTTGTATTTCTTCCGTGGCACAAACTCCTTCTTCCTCGCCTCATGCTCACTGTCTCTGTAGATATCCATTGCCTTGCGGTATTCTGCGTACTTCTCACAAGTGGCATGGCATTCTGCTGACCTATCCGGGCAAGTTTTCTCACATGGGATTTGTGGCTTTGTCACTCCTGCACCTCCATGACCTCCGCACCACAGGCGGCATATCCTGCGATGTCAATCCAGGTATCGTCTGACACATTGTGCATTGTCCTCGCACATTTCAACAGGATCATCATCACTGCGACATCTTTAGGTGTGATGTTTCTGTCCAGATAGGCAGACCATAATTCCGCAATCGTTCCAAATGTGGATTCTGGCAATCCATATTGGTCATTCCTGTCCTTCGTGACAACGGCCTTTGCTTTATCGAGCGTTTCTTCTCTTGTCATTTTTCCTCCAATCTATAGAAAGGGCGGTGACAGCGTCACAATATATAGTGTATCTTTGGCTTAAAGTTACGGTTTAAAGCCACCGCCCGATCTAACTACTTGTTATCATCATCAATCGCCGCCTGTCTGCTAATTAAATCGTTTGTCATTCTTGTTTTCCTTCTCATTAAGCGAAATCCTCTGGCAGAATGTCGTACGGGTCAGAGATACCGTATTGGCAATCTCTGAAAGTTCCGTTAATGATTGCTCTGGCATCTTCTCTGGTATAGAGTCTTTCGCCTGTTTCCGTGTAATAGTTCCCATCATCGCCTTTATACGGCAGGTCTTCTGATTCTTCCAACTCAATCGGAACGCATTTTGATGCATACCCTTCAGAATCGGCAAAGCAATACACAAACCTCGGGCGACTGCTGTCTTTGTCATAATACTTGTTGTATCTCAGCACTATCCTTGTATATTTCGGAATTTCACCCTTCTTTATAACCTGCCCTGCATAGACGCCTTGCCGCTCTTGCTTCCACAGCCCCAGCCATTTAGTGTTGCTCATTATTCGCCCTCCTTGTGTGGCTTTGACCTCGACCAACTCATACGGCCTTACCGTGCCGCCATTTTCTTTGTACTTCCGTATCACTCCATCCTTGATTACATACAGGCCATCCTTCGGCTTAAATCCTTTTATGTAGATGCCCATCACTCTTCCCTCCATCACCAGAACTCCCTCTCGCTGAATCTGTAACCATTGACATTCTTCACGCCATACCGGAAGTTGTCGGGATTGTTTTCCTCCTGCTTCCGCTCGATCAACTCCATGAACTCTTCAAGGCTCACTATCTCGTCATATTCATCCATGATGACGTATTCGTTCGATTCCACAGTGTACTTCTTCAGCCACTCAATGACCTGATCGTAGGTGTGCCACTCTACCGGAGGATTATGACTGTCGATGTCTTGTTCCTGAAAGTGAAACTTCCATCCGAGGCTCGACTTCCCTATGTGGATTGGCGTTTCTACGGACGCCCGGTTTCTCACTGCATAGTAGTTTGTTCCCATCTACTCTCTCCTTTCTCCGTTTTTATCCCCCACCATCCTTTCGTATATCTCATGTCTCCACTCTGGTACGTTTGTCATCTTTGTGCCTTCCCAGAAGTCTCTGCACTCATCTCTCCATAAATCAATCTGCATCTCGTTCCAGTCTTTTAGCGCATAATACTGAGAACTGAACTCCATCAAGCCTCCGCGCCCGCATCTCGGACAACGTATCTGCCAGAAAGAACCATTAGTCCTCAGTTCCGGCATCCCATAGTAGGTGGATACCGCCGTGTCCGGTTTATGACCGATGCAGACACACGGAAACACTTCCTTCACTCTCATCCCCTATACCTCGCTCTCCACATCTTCTCAATGATGTCATCGTCAAGTTCCTCATCCCACTCACCGTCTATGGCTGCCGTGAACCATGCTTTGATGTGGGTGACCTTCTTGTCGATCCAGTTGTTCCATCGCCATAGGTATGGCATGATCTTAGTCATCATCTGCTGTACCTCGCTATCCTTTCATCCATCACATCGAATGTAATCTGGTTATCTTCAGGAAGCACTATCATCTCTTCCTTCGCTCTCCGGTAGTAGTCTTTGTTGATTTCGAATCCGTAAAAATTCCTTCCGGTTTCCCTTGCCGCCCTTGCTGTTGCTCCGCTCCCGAAGCATGGATCAATGACCACATCCCCTGGATCGGTGCATATCTCGATCAATTTTTTCAGCACGTTGACCGGCTTTTGTGTCGGGTGAATCTTTGGTACTTCCTTCCCATCCCTCTCCCACTGGAACCAGTCAAGAACCATATGCCCAGTCCCACGGATAGTCTTTCCGCTTTCATCGACCTTCGATCCGTTCCGGAACTTCGGCAAGTACGAACGGTAGAACAGCAATGCGTGTTCAGTTGCGCCTACAATCCTCATGTTTGCTTTAAGTGCCTGAGGACTTGACTTCTTAATGAACGTCAGTGGGATATAGTGGATGAACCCATGCTTTGCCGCCGCATCTATCAGGACGCCCTGTTGCTGAAAAGAACAGAATACGATCATACACGGAGCATCCGAACTCCTCCCCCTTGCTCCACCTTTCTTCGGTTCCTTCTTCATGAGCCTTGAACAAAAGTGAAAATACTCATACAGATTGAAGTTATAATCGCTGTAGAAAGCCGCTTTCCCTGCCTTGTCACTCTCTCCGTTCTTGTTGTCTCCGCCTTTGTACCAGACAGGATTGCTTCCGTAGAAGTTATTCCCGACATTGTACGGCACATCTGCGATAATCAACTGTGCTTTCTGGATCGGATAGCACTTCCAAGATTGCATACTATCGTTGTACAGTTCACACTTTAGTCTTCCCATAAAGTCTCACCCTTTCATCTACTTCCTGCTCCCATTCCTTTGCTCTCATCCGATCTCTGCGGCTGTCTGCCCTGAGACAGACCAGAATCTCGACTACCACCAGTGCCGCAAGAGCACCGACGAATATCCCTCCTATTAGCATCCTCATACTCACACCTCCGGTCTTATGCCATATTTCGTCATGTTACGTTCGTTCAGAATCTCAACCATCTCCTGCCACGCCTTCATATCGAACACTACAGCCTTGCTTCCATAAAAGACTGCGAACTCGCCATCTCTTTCCACATAGGTCAGGTTCCTACTCAATTCGCTCTCTACTGCGAAAAACTCATCCGGCTCAAATCCGTCAAGCCGTGACCGGACATCCCTTCGTCCGGTGTAAAACCTCATAAGCCCCATCTACCACACCACCTTTCCCATGTATGTCGGCAACGTGTATTGCTTCTGTACTTTGCCTTTCTTATACTTCGTACATCCTTCTATCGGACATCCTCTCGGCTCTCCTTCGATGACGAGGTAATCACAACTCGGCGTTCCTCTGTCATTCCTGTACATGCAATCAGTCGGGCAATACAGTTTGACATATGATTCTACCTTGCCGCAGAACGCCCTTCCTGTGCCGCTCTTGTCCTTCTTTTTACACTGCGGAGAGCAATATCTCTTGTTATGCACAGTAGTTTCAAATTCTTCTCCGCAGATCGGACATTTTCTCTTGTACTTCATATCAGAAGGGAACCTGCTCCGAAATGGCTGCAAAACTATCTGCCACTACCTGCTCTGAAGGTGTCTGATTGCCTCTGTGTTCGCCTTTTTCAGGCCAGTCGATGATCTCTACCCTATTGGCAATAACATCTGTCGTATAGACCTTGGTACCATCGTCCTTTGCGTAGGATCCGGTCTGGATCCTACCCTCGATGGCAACCTGTCTGCCTTTGGACAGATACTTCTCACATGTCTCTGCCTGCCTGTCCCATACTACAACAGGTATGAAGTCAGCTCCTTTATCGTTACCGTCTCTGTCCTTGCCACGGTCTACTGCTACTGTAAACCTGCAGAATGCTTTCTGGCTCTGGGTGTACCGGCACTCCGGATCTCTTGTGAGCCGGCCTAATAATGTTACGTTGTTCATACTCCCTCCTGTTCTCTCAGCGCATTTGATAGTTGCGCATACATTACTGCTGTTCTCGTTATCTCACCTTTGCCATGCCATTTGTTGATTGCCAGAATAGCGTTTTCTTTATGTCTGACAGGGCACAGGTTAGAAATTTCGTTGTTGTTATCGTCTCCATCCAGTGCGATCACCTGCACGCATTTCGGAAGTTTTATTCCGTGGTGCTGTTCGTATATGTAACGCCTGTATGGATACCAGTCTTTCTTATCGTCTCCTGTGTCGTTGATTTTGATTCTCGCCTTGCCGCCCCGCGATCCTACCGAGCCGATTGGTCTTTTGTATGTCTTGCTTTCTTCGAAGAAACAGCCAGGGCCTTTGTGGATTCCGAGATTCTCTCTTGCGTGATACTTTATGCTTTCCGGAGAGTGCTTCCTTCCAGAAACGCTCTCGATATTCCTTGAGAGCCACGTGCATGAATGCTCTCTGGCATTCGCTTTTATCCACTCGTTCTCCTTATCCGTATATCCGTAGGCATTCTCAGTACGTCTCAGCCCCATACGCTTACACCTCCTCTCGATGGGGCTATAACCGTTACGTGTCCATTCGTAGTTCGTTCCGAACCGTTCGTTAAACTTCTCTGTCAGTTCCTTGTAACTGCATCCATAGTTTCGTATGAGCCATTCGTTCTGCTCGTCCGTAAATGGCTTTGACATGTCACTCTCCTCTGATGAGCATCATGGCAGCCGACGTGGTCAGATCCCGATTCTGTGCCGCCAGTTTCTCTGTACGAAGGATGAGATCACCGTTGTTAATCATCTGTTTTGCGGTTTCTACTATGAGTGCAGTCTGTTCGTTCTCGACCGCACGCTGTTCTGTGGTCAAGTCTTTCTTCAAAGTGACCTCAATCCTCTCTCCTAATACTTCCTGTAGTCTTAATAGTGTCATTTTGGTTCTCCTTCCTGTAACGCCTTTGTTCCGCTATTGCACAGCATCTCATTAATCATGCTTCTGAGCCTAGGCGGCATAGTTGCCTGTTCTCTATCGCTCTCTGCCATCCTTGTGTAGATGTCCCTAAAATTCGCTCTGGTGATGTCCATCTCGTCATGCTCAAGTTCGCATATCCTTCTGAATCCGCCAAGTGAACGCACCACTTTTGCAGTTCGTGGCTCAAAACTATCCTCTGCCGCCTTCACATCCCATGAGCCGTACTTTCTTACGGCACTGATGACCTGTCCCCATGCGTCTGACCAGTCTTCCGCAACCGGAGTAACAGCCTTTCGAAGATCGGCAGGTGTTGGCGGATAATGCTCTGTTGCCATATACTT